AAACAATATCGTCTTGCATCAACTCTCTTAAATCTTCTATTGTTTCCACTCTACTGTAAACTCCACTTTCTGCTTAGGTTGTGATGCCCATAGGTCAGGCGATCCGGTTGTGATTCTGTAATTCCTTACGGGTTGACGACATCCAATCAACATGCAACCCGCGAGAAATGCCAGTGCTAAAATCAGTACTTCTTTCATTTGTTTCATCCTTGTTGTGTCTTGATTATACTATAGTTATCGTCAATGTAAAGAGCAATCTTTAGGTTTTTGCTGACTATTTTCATAATCATTCTTATTTGTTTGGAAAAGACATAAGTCATTGTGGCATAAAGACTTACGTCAACGGGGGCTGCCCCGCCCGCCCTAAGTCTTTACAGAGCAAGGGTTTACGACGATTCGCCTTTCAATAATTTTTCCATTAATAATTTATTTTCTTCTTTTGTTATTTTACCCTCTTTAACCCATTGTCCATAGGTTATTGCCTGTTTAATTTCTTTTATAATATTCATTCTTCGTCCCTATGCATTCTTTCCAATAGTTCTTCTTTTATCCCTTCCGCTTCGCTTTGCGTCCCGCATATAAACATAGCAGGAATCCATGATCCACCCATGCGCCCAAGACACCACGCGCCAGCGTCAAGTTGGTCATCGGGACTATTTTTGAACGTCTTGGGGTCAAAGGGAGTTCTTATCATAAGGCTAGATTCTGTGGACATTCTAAAAAGTATCGCCCAAACTCTTGCTTTTTCCATTTTAATATCCTAACCAGTTTATAAGTTGTTGTGAATCGACTTCGTAATTCTCGTCAATCTTTACGATCTGCTCATAACCTTCCTCGTCAAAGCTACAGCCTAGATCGTTATCAAAACCCTCTGCCACATCATCAAAACCGTGTGACTTGAGAATATTTTTCGCAACCCTTACGGATACGGTTGGGAACAGTTCTGCCCATTCTTGACTATCCATGATTTTTCCTCAGTTGTTGTTTTTGTTGTTGACGGTTGTTACGCTTTTCGTTTTTGTGCTTGAACGTGCTTGCCCTTAGTTTTGGGCTGTACATTCTCTTGCCAGTCAAGATAGTTTTCGACATCTTGTTTGCTCCAAAAGTTTTTGGTTAGTCCAGTGGCCTTGTCTTGTACTTGCCACTGTGTGCGCTTGTTGATTGTTACTCTAAAATTTGTCATCAAACTCAATTATCCCTTCTTTTACCATAGCACCAACAAAAGTTTGCTGATTTGTATGTAGTGCAATTTCGTCAGTGTGTCCATTGTAATCGAACTCGCCGGTAGCGTCAACCTGTTTCCGGTAGTTCTCTATGTTTTCTTGCTTGATTCTCTTGAGTCTGCGATACTCGCTCTCTTGCTCTTGCTTGAAAATATCCTCATCATCCTGAGTGTAAAAGATAGTCTCGTCACCTACGGCAAGACCGTAGATTTCGTCGCGGGTAAGTTCGGCGTCAAGGCAGATTTCGTTAAAGTTCATCATGTTTTCCTAAGTAGTTGTTGTTTGTTGTATGTCTCTATTATACAGATAGAGTTGTGTTTGTCAAGGGGCAATTCGTAAATCGTCAAAGTTTTTTTGGATAAACTTACAGATTGCATTCCAACGTGCAGGAGATACGTCAGAGGGAACTTGTCCATCATATACCCAGATGTTGATCATCTTAATCATGTATTTGCTTTTTCTCATGTTTTCCATTATACTATAATTATCGGCGTTTGTCAAGGGGTGTGTTAACTTTTTTTCAAAGTTTTTTGTAATTTCCCTAAGTTGTTTGTGCATAAGGACTTACGTCGCCGGGGGCAGCCCCGCCGGTCCTAAACCCTTACGGGCAAAGGACTTACGTCAATCCCAGACCTCGGACAGCATTTCGCCATCCTTCTCCAGACGGCGCATCTGGAGTACAGGCACACCGCCATACCCTTCGGGATGACCGCCTGAAACGGTATGCTCCCCGCGCCTGCGGAGCTTGGCGTACGCCTGCTTGGGAGACTTCCCAAACGCAACGCTGCGCGTGGTGAAGTAGCCCAGCTTACCGAAGCACTCAACGTCTGAAACGATAACTTTGAACATAATGAAAATCCTGAAAAGTGTTGTGAAATGTGTTTTTTAAAAGCACCGGAGCGGGGAATCGAACCCCACACCCTAGGCAACCTTAGTTGACCGCTTGAGATTGCGGCAAGTAGTTAGCGATCCGTGCGTCCACGTTCTTGCCAACTACACAACTTTGGAAGTCTCACCCTAGGGCAACCGTTTCCAGCGTGTGAGAAGACTGATGAGAGCGGCCCAGTGTGTCGGGTGCTTTCCTCTCTGCTTCACTCCCCCATTATACATAACATCGGCTATTTGTCAAGCCCTCATGCACTCTAATTCGTAATTATTTAGAAGTTTTTTCCAATTGTCGTAAGTCGTTACCAGTAAAGGACTTATGGTGCCGGGGGGCCGCCCCCGCCGTCCTAACCCCTTGCGGGGAAAGGACTTAGGGCAACAACACAACAACATTAGATTGTCAAGTCCAAATTGAACTTTTTCTTGGCAACCCGCTTGATGTAGCGAGGCTGACCAGTGTGGAGGACTTTACGTCCTTCCACAATCTTGGCCCATTGATGCCGGTCACGGTTTGGGGTGTTGAGGATAACGCGAACGATACGAGCAGGTTTAGTTTGAAGATTTTTCATAATTAGTAATTCCTTAAAGTGGTTGGTTGTAAAAATTTTGTCGATGGTTTGCGGGTTTTAACCGTGTCTATTCGCTTTCCGCGAACCCGCTCGCCCGTTAGAACGGCTTAGGCTGGTTGTCAGCCCATTCGTTATTAATGTCCATCCAGACATTCTCCCAGTGGATTTCCTGAGCGTCATCATCTGCGGAACGCTCCTCGCAGTATTGCAGCATCGCTGCGTAGTCGTCTTGGTCGTACATATCTTCGATCTGGAGTTGAGTGTTAAAGCTGTTCATCGTTTTTTCCTTTCGTGTTATGCTCTTATTCTACAGTATATATCGGCGTTGTCAAACGGAATCTTGACCTTTTTAGAAAAACTTTCGCAAGTTTTTCAAAGCCTTGACAGCATCGCGGATCGCCTGTCGGAAATCTTCGTTGTGGCTTGGGTTGTCGTATGCCATGATCTCAATGCTGAGTTTTGAGATGAGATTGAAGATGAGTGATGGTTTAGTTTTCATAGTTTTAATCCTTAAAGTGTTGTGTGTTGTATGCCTCTATTATACATAGTATCGGCAGTTTGTCAAGCCCTACTTCTTACTTTCTTCTAAAATAATCATAAATACTTGAAGCATTACCAAAGTGGCTGCGCTACATATTAAAATTTGCATTCTTGTTTCTCCTTTGCTACTTATATTATCGTCGGTGCGTTTGACACGTCTGGTCAATCTCAGTCAGAAAAGTTTAGAAAAGACACAATTGACGTAAGTTGTTGCTACGTAAGGACTTACGGCGCCGGGGGGCGGCCCCGCCCGACCTAAGTCGTTGCCACCAAAGGACTTACGACGAAAGGTGGTTAGGTTCCAGATCCATAACCATACATTTCAACTTTTCCATCATGGACCAATTCCCGCGCACAACGTCCGATGTTACGCTGGAATCTGTACAAACGTTGCCATCACGCAGTACCGCAAACTCATAATCATTACAATAAAGGGAATCATCGACCCATTCTATAATTGACCACCCGAAACCATTACCGCAATCTTCTATACGCTCTACGGTATTTGAACTACCAAACATTATTTTACCAAACTCCAAAGGATGTAAGCACTACCATAAAACACAACAGCATGACCGGCAAGCCAAAGGTTTGCCATCAAGATACCTTTCCAAGTCATATCAACTCCAATGCAATAACATATAGACAACCGACATACACCCGCACATAAACGCAAACGCACAAATGCAAATCATAAACAAATCAAACGCAGTAGAAAAAAACTCACTCACTTGCTGTACCCCACATTTCAAAGTAGTAAGCCATAGCATCTTGACGGCTTTTCGGCACAAGCGTAGCGGTGATGACTTCAATCGGATCATTGTAACCAGTGTACCACGTTTCGCCGTCAATGTCTTTGAGTTGTTCTTGCGGAACATCTCGGTGATTGACTTGCCGGTTAGACCAAGGGCAGATGTAGGTGATGTCAAAACTTTTCATTGTTTTACCTTTGTTAGTGTTGTTTTTCATATTAGTAGTATCGTCTATAGGTGTGACACGTTAGGGCATGATGCACGACGGCCAATCTACGTTATCCAACCCTACTTCAAAATCTTGTCCGTCTTCGTCAATGACAATGGCGTTCTGTCCATTGTCAAACACTTCTTCTACCACAGCCCAAGTAACGCCGTTAATAAGCACTTCCATTCCAATTTCAAATTTCATAATGTTTTACCTTTTGTTGTTGTTTAATTGTTATACTATAAGATACCATACCCGTGTGACACGTCTGGTCCCAAATCTGGAATTAATCCAAAGAAACGTGGAATCCACGCTTGACCAAAGATTGGCCGTGAGCGTGAGAAACCAACATTGTTCCACCCTCAGAGATGGAAACGATAGTTGCGACGATTGGACCGAAAGTGCTGTGATTGAATTTGATAGTCATGTTTGTAATCCTTAAAGCGTTGTTAACTGTTATGTCTCTATTATACATATATCGGCAGATTTGTCAACCCCTCTGCACCCTAAATCGGGAATTATATAGGAAATAATTCTAATCGCCCTAAGTCGTTGCTACGTAAGGAGTTACGTCAATCGGGGCCGCCCTGCCTGTCCTAAGTCGTTACTACCAAAGGACTTACGTCAATTGAGCGCATTGTATAATGAGTAGATTAATATCATGCCAATTGTTACCAATCCGATAACAATTGCAAGATAAGCATAAAATTCTAAAATCATGATTTGATAGTTTCTACCAAAACTTTTTCCATTCCCTTTTGGCGATAGATTGACACGCTATCGTAGGAAACGGGTGAAACCTTGCGAGCGATTGCATACGCTGCAACTTTGCTCCATGCCTTTTGACGGCTTACGATTTGATTGTCAATGGTGAATTCGATTTTGAACATGTTGTTTTCTCTTAGTAGTAGTGTTGTTGTTATGTCTTCTATTATACAGATATCGGCAAGTTTGTCAAGCCCTATCCAGTCTAATCCGAAAAGAATTAGGAAAGTAATTTTTCGCAATGTTCGCGAATCTCGTGTTCAGCGTATCCTGCGTTACGAAGTCCTTCAATCCAGAAAATGGATACTGCTTTGGAAAGGCTACCGAAAGCGTCGATCTTTGCGTTTAGTTTGCCAAGTGTGATTTGTGAAATTCTGTTCATTGTTTTACCTTAGTTGTTGTTGTCTCTTGTGTGCTTCTATTATACATATATCGTCAAGATTGTCAATAGGCTTTAGCCTAAAATCAGGAATTATTCTCAAAAAAGAATAAGCCTGCGATTACGATTACGGCCCAGCAAAACATTAGTAACATTGTATAACCTAGTAAGTGTTGTGTTTGTTATGTGTCTTATTATACATACTTATCGGCATTTGTCAAGACCTATCTGTAGAAAAACCGGAGTTTTTTGTTCAATATTTAATGGCGGAAATTTTTGCGTAAGCGCGGGGGTGGTTTAAAC